GTTCTTCAGATAAGACTGTTTTTTCTCTTACTGGTTGATTAACGGGGGATTCAATTTTTCTCACAATCGATCTAAAACCTTTAAATTCTTCCTCGTCGTCCAGAATTGCTTCGATATAATTAGACAGTGAAGAAATGGATGCTTTTATTCTTCTCACGCGGGAAGGGGAGTTGCAGTTTTCATTTATCAACCAGTTCTGAAAAGATACTAAATCCCTTTTCGTTACTTCTGAAAAATTCTTATTTCCAAGATTCCTCATGCAATATACGAAGAATATATCTAAATCATTATCGTAACCCTTAATTGTTCCCGGACTTCGTTGTACCGATCTTAAATAATCTAAAAAATCTTTTTTCAATCGAATATTTTCGGGATTGACCTGTGCGACAAGCTCGGGGCTTGTAAGGTCATTCATTTTTGTCTTTCGTGCCAAACAAGCACCTCCTTATATTTTTTTAATAAATTGCGGGCGAGAGAATCGAACTCTGCCTCTGGGTTATGAACCCAGTATCCTACCGTTAGAAGACCCCCGCGATAGTAAAAAAGAAAGGAGGGGTATTTAAACCCCTCCTAACTCGCTATTTCCAATTATTTTAGTTTTATGTTATAGTAGCATCTTATTCCATGGGCATCGCAAACACACACCATTTGTTCTGGTTCACCAAAAATTCTCTTCGTGACACAATAATCATCCATTCCTAAGAAACTACCAGCCATAACGGTTTTTACACCTTGTACATTATCGATTTTACAGTGATGTAGATGTCCAGACAAAATTGCATACAGTTTTTTACCGGCCATCGTCTGTAGAGATTGTATTTTTGCAGCACTTCCGTCATAATCTCCGTGTACGCCGCAATATGTATTTCCTCGTATATCGATTAGATACATAGTAGAATCAATCTTTTCACCGTTACCGATGATTACATTTTTAAATGATTGGAGTCGAGCCTGTAGATACCACTCAACTAAATCGTCAAGTCGTTCATCTTTCAGTGCCCGCTCCTTTATGTCTATCCTTGAATGATTCCCAGCAACACTGATAAATTGAACTGTAGCAAAATGTTTGCTAAGTTCAGCCAGGAATTCTGAAATCAATTCAGATACACCAATGATTTGTTCAATCACATTTTCTTTATTTGAAACGGCGATAGAATGGTGAATATTTCCGTTGATCAAATCTCCATTCGCCCATACGATACAATTTTCGCTATTGTGTGTCTTGCCGATTTCAATGATGCGATCTAAGTATCTACAAAGCATACTTTTACAAATATCTGAATTATATGTATTCCAGTAATTGTCTACATACGCACCGTAATGGACATCGTTAAGACTAACAAGTAAATCGTTATCAGTACTTTGGTAATAACCGTCTACGTTTGTATACTCTAATTCTGGCAATTGACCACATAATACAGCATTGGTAATGATTTCATTTAACTCTTCATCACGAGCTTGCTCTCTGACAATTTTTTTCAACGCAGTTCTCTGATCATAGAATTTCTGTGTTTCTTTTTGTACCCTGATTAATTTTTCTTCTAATTCATTAAGTACACGCTTGTCAGTGATTGTTTTATATGATTCTGAATCCATTAGTTCCATGGTGCGTCTGCTGCCATACATCATTCTTCTGGCAACATCAGAACTATATTCTTTTCCATACACATAAGGAGCTAATTCGGAGTAATCTTTATCTGCAAGAGTACCGTCAACCAATTTGCCATATACTAAACGTTTGTGGTAATCGAAATCAGTCTCGTTTTCTCTTCTCGTTAAATTATTCAATAAAGAATCCCCCTTTAAGATCCACTACGGATTTTATTTAGAAGATCCATAGCACTTCTGTTTTCTTCCATGTAATATTTATGCCTGTTAGACTTATTTCTAACTGTTCTGCGAATGTGAACATAAGGCAACATTTTTTCAATAATCTTTTTTTCGCGTTCGCAAATTACAATCATATACATTCTCCCTTTTGATCATTTTGTATGGTGTATACCCAAGTGAGATCCCTTCCAGTAAAAGGACATTTTCCTGCGGTTTTTCTTTTTCCTTTTAAGCAATCAGATATTGCTCCAGGATAAGTGCTAGAGTATATTGCTGCTTGACTAATACTGCCAAATTCTTCATCTAGTTCCGGAGAATAAACATGATAAGATCGCGGATGTTTAAACCCATAACAATCTTTTATATGACCAACACAACCTAATGTGCCACGTTCTCCGCCATTGCTTTTGTTATAACCGCATTCAGGATCATTTGATTTCAACTCTTTTATCAATGAACGCTCTATGGATTTTGCCTTACTCAGACTTAGATTTTCTGCATAAACAATATGTTCGAAATTATCCCATCCATATTCACAGATATCTAACCACATTTGAGCGTTTTGTTTATAACCTTTACCATCTTTTCTCCATCGTGCTTTTCCGTATGATGTCATTCCGACATATGCTTTTTTATTGATGAGATTCCGATGTATGTAAACAATATACTTCTTTCCTTTTATACCCATGTAAATAAATCACTCCAAATGTTATATTTACTTCCTTATTAGAAATACTGCATGTATGCCCGTTAGCCCCTTGAATAGGGGACTAACAGACATGCTCTAAATCAAAGTTCTTGAATTCCGCACATAGTCACATTGATGTTTCGTTCTTCCAATTTTCAAGGGTTTTCTGGCGGTTTATCTCTTCTGCACAATCGTGACAGTATTTTCCACGATTGCTTGTGCGTTTAACAACCAGTCCACACGATTGACATTCAAAATACGGCTCTCCAAGATATTTTAAGAATTGGTAACCTAGGTTACGGTAATCTGATATTTTAAGAACAGGATCTCCGTCGTTATCAATACATTCCACGTTAATATTTACATTATCTACTTTGCGACTAAAGCGAACTAGGCCAAGCTCTCTTAAATCATTCAGCATAAGAGACTGACGTTTCACCGATGTCACAATGTTCGCTGTTTTAAATATTTCTCTATCCTGCTTATTTACCCAGTTATTGTTTTTATCATTCACCTCATTGGCAAACTTCGCCAGACATATCAGCGTAAACATTAATCGTTTCATTTGCTTGCCATTTAATGAATTGCAGACATCTAATTCTTTTTGTGTGATGGGTATGTATTCTATTTCGATAAGCGAATACTTGCTTGCATCCTTTGCTTGTCTATCAATTGTATCTTGCCATTTTACAATATTGATACCGGGGTCACATTTTAACATGAATGTCTCCAGTAGGAGACGAATATCAGATGTTTTATAACCCATATCGGCGTAATATCTTGCAACTCTACTAAGAGTCTCTAATGGCTTCTGGTCAAGTGTGCATTTTTCCAATGCAGCCTCAGCATATTCTCGTTCATTCAGAACAACACTCATCCATTTCGCCTCCTATTTTCTTTATATTAAAAGAGAATCTTTCACCGCAGTATTCAAACATGCCGTTTTCATCAATTGTCGGATAATTGATACAGTAGTCGTTTTTCTGCAATAAGTTCTCGATGATTTCCTCGCTAGCTAAATCCCAAACAAACTGTTTGGAACCTTCTCTCTGGTAGCAGATATCCAATAAGATATCGCATAACTGATTTTTATCAGAACAAACCGCCTGACATTCACTTCGAAATTCCTGAATCATCATTAAACGCTGATAAGCGTACTCGTCTTCGTCGAGACGTTCTTTTTTTGCGTACTGCATATAATCCTGTACGCGTCGATTGTATGTATTATAAAATTTAACGATAGAGTTGTACTGAGTAGTTGTATACTCTGCTCCAGATTTCATGATGTTGTAATCAAATTCAACATCAGTGCTATGCTTAGAGATATAGCCATCGAACTCCTGCTCGAATCGCTTACAGATGCGATTCATTACACAATCGTTAATGCCAACAGGCATCTTTGCATGGTAGTAATGAATGAACTGGCGTTCATCCTCGCTTAACTCATTGTCTGGTTTCGCCAGGAGTTCTTCCATCGTTATTCGGAACTCACGAATAGATTTCTTATTCGTATTGGTAATATATGTATTGTACTGTTTCATCAGAGTGGGGTAGATATAACGCATAAAGTATGGCTTTTTGTCAGCAATAATGCTTAAGTTGAATTGACGCAATGCTTCATCTTCGATTTCACAACTTCTATTCGCATTGCGATCATACCATTCTCTAGGCATTGGCTTCGCAATAATACCTTTAGCTTTATCGATAGCATTCTGTTGGAATAGCTGACCACATTTAATACGATAGTCCAGAACTTTGTATTCTTCACTATCTGGTGAATACTTTGCAATTACATCAAACATAGAT